CAGACGGCCTAGTTCTATGGTGAGCTGCGTTGCCTGCTGTGGCGTCATGGCGCGAATCATCCAGCGAAATGCTGGACCAGCTTGACGATGGCCCAGATCATTGCGATCCAGAACCCGATCTTCACGGTAATGATTGCTCCGACTGTGATGAAGGCTCCGAAAATATAGGCCCATCCTTCATCGCCCTGGTTCTTCATCAGTCCCTCCAAGCCAGGTACAGATCCGAGCTGTGCATCACCTCGATGCTCACCGGGTCCGGATCCTGTCCGTCGTTCAGCACCACCTCCATGATGATGGTGTTGTACTTCGTGAACGTGACGCGATCGCCGATGGCCATGCCGGCTACCGGATCCTCCGCGTCCATCGGATCACAGCCCTGCCCCACCACAACAACGCGACCGCGAATGGGCTTGGTCCGTGCTTGGTCCGGGATGTACAGCCCGGACTTCGTCGTCTCTTGTTCGGGATCGCGAATTATACCTACCCGATCACCGTATAAGACGACACCGGCGGCAAGTAGCCGCGCTCCTACCTGCTTGACTTCGTCGCGAGTCATTCTACAGTCCTTCCTCTCGCAGCTTACCTACGAATCCTGACCACGGGGTAGTACCTCCAGATGGGCCGGCACAGACATGCTGTACGTCGGAACATCTGAGTGAGTGAAAAGGTAGGCGGGTGGCGGATTTCGCAACTCTCCACGTAGCCAGACTATGCGCCCAGGCATCGGCCAATGCTTCCCGCGTGTTGACGTTACGGCCATAGTCCGCGAAGGGTGACACGGCAGTGGGCTTTTCGCTCCGCCCGACGCCCGCCAGCGCCTTCGACGTGACTGGATTGACCTCAGTGACCCAACATTCCTCCAGTAAACCGGCCAGCATGAAGAGAATCCCGGATTCGATTTCCTGGTAAAGCCGGACCTGCTTGAAGAATCCAACCACGTTGTTCTTGAGGATCGGGTACTCGATCGCAATGTCGATCTCGTCGATGTCATGCTCGTCTCTCCAGTCGATGATCTGGTTGATGATCGTCCCGGCGAGAGCTACAACGCGCGGCAGATCCTCGTCACCCGGCGGGCTCTTGAACGTAGCCCATGCCACGGGGATAAGATCCCGCCGGTCGTTCTCTTGTGAGAGCACCAAGCCCGTCTCAGTCAGCCCGGGGTCGATGCCCAGTGCCCAACGATTACCCGGCACGGCGAATCAGCTCCTTCAGAATCACACCGACGACAATCAACGCGACAGCCAGGAGCCCGCCGAACGCTGCTCCCTCGCTCATCTGGAACTGCACGTTGAGGATCATCCCGGGGATCTCGACTAATGGGTTAGCGTTCATCGAACCTTTCCTCCTCCCGCTCTTTGATCTGCAGCACCTTCCGGAGCATGATGTCAAAGCGGCCATCTGCATGAACGCCACGGTCATCGACGTAGGCGAGGCCAACGGGCTTGCCGTTGTTGCCGGTGTCGATAGCGTGGTAGGGGATGTTGTGGCGCTCCAGCCAGCGACCGATCTTGTCGGCCGTAGCAGAGCGTTCTTCATAAGTGTAGATCTCCGGGGACATCCGACTGGTGAGGATCACCGGCTTCAGTCCCTGGGCGATCAGGGCCTTCATGAACTTGCGCGCACCAGGAAGTGGCGGTCCCAGGTCCGGGTAACTGAACCGCACAAGGGTCCCGTCGAGGTCGATGTATACGACCCTACCCTTCTCCCGAAACATGTCCCACTTCTGCTGCGGCTTCAACTGGTTCTGGGTCATCGAGCAGACCCCCCTCTCCTGTGCCACGGATCTGGCACCTGTCGAGATCAGACTCCACAAGCACTTGCGGCCGGCCTGTGCCGTCGCGTTGCTTGAGGACGCCGATTCGCATCTGGTTGTTGTCGGCCTCGCCTCTACTCTGATTCAAGGCCAGGATAATATCTGGGTGCTTGGCAATGTCCCAGCTCTCAGACAGGTGCTCAAGCGTGATCGAGTCAACAGCGCTCCCGGTGCGGTTGATCTGCCAGGCCGTCAGGATCGGCACACCAAGCGCCACACCAACGGCGCGCATCTCCTTCTCGATCTGCCCGTAGACGAACCGCATCTCCCGGCGCTGGTAACTGCCAGAGCGGTTCGGCACCATCAGCTCCAGGTAGTCCACGATCACGAGATCAATGTCGACCCCTTGGCTACGCATCTGCCGGACCAGGCCCTTGACGTCGGACGGCGCGACGCCGGAATCGTTGTAGGACCAGTCCTTGATCCAGACCCCGCCGCCGGCATCGCGGATCTGACGCCGGGCAGCAGCCACGACCTTTGGACGTTCGGCTAGCTCCCTCCGCTTGAGCCCGGTCCACGCACTGTCGTACCTGCGGTTTACCCTAGTGGCATTGACTTCGAGTGTGATGTGGAGGACTCGACGTCCCTCTTGCGCTGCTCTCGCTCCAGCTGCGCAGAGGTACGAAGTCTTACCACGAGAGGGAGGCGCAACAAATACAAGCAGCTCTCCCGCAGCAACACCACCGCCAAGCACACGATCGAGTTCAGTCCCAAAGCCAAGAGAAGCGATAGCTGTCCTATCGTCAACTTCCCCCGGTAGTGCTCCCGAAACTGCGTCAATGACCGATGTGTGGATTCCCTCACCGACTTCCACTGCTCGATCAATGAGAGCCTTAGCATGCTGGACGTCAAGGGACTCGTCCCCCAAGCGTTTCGCAATGTCCGTCGCCACCCGGGCGAGGAGTTCCCGCTGGGCGAACTTCTGGACTGCTTCTCTGAGGACATTGGCTTCGACCTCCTCCGCTTTCCCGATGACATCGACAACGTCACACAGCTCCTGTGCCCGCTCGCTGCTCTTTCGATACGTCGAAACGATGTCGAGTCGCACAGCTTCCGGCGAGAGATCCCCCTCCGCCCGGCTGTGCAGGTTCTTGATGTGAGCGTACACGGCCTGCACGTTCGTGTTGGTCAGGACGTCTTCACTTACGATGTCGGCGTACTCTGCCCACCCCGCCTTCGTCAGCAAGGCCCGGAGTACCTGTGCCTGTAGACTATCCATCCTCAACTCCTGAGCGGTAGTCCGAGGCCACGTTCGACCGACTGCAGCAGACTTGTGATGTCCCCGCTGCCGGCCTGTATGATCAAATCCCAATCCTGCCAGTGGTCAAGATCAGTCTCGCTTTGGTCTGACCGGATCGCTTGCGTCACATCCTGACTGCCGATTCGAACGACTCGCACCAGCTCCACGTCGAAGGTCTTCGGATCCAATCGGCGAAGGAAGTGTGCCTCGTTCTCGAAACGCAGGTCGTCGATCACGATGTTGGTACCAGCTGTCATCGTGGCTATATTCCAGAGGTCGGCAGCGAGTGCGTCAACCCAGTGGTCCGGGTCCACAGCACGCCATGCCTGTCCGTAAACCTGCATCAGCCGGCGCATCCAGTCCGGTTTCAGCTCGACGGCCCACTCTGGAAACCCCATGTTCAGGATTTCATGCTTGAGCGGCCCAGCAAACGAGAGGCGCTCGTAACCGTGATGCTTAATCAGATGCTTGGCTACCGTTGTCTTTCCCGCCTGCATCCGTCCGCTCAGGGCCGTCACTCTCACCATCGTGATACTCCATCATCTGAGGTCCAGGGTACAGGTAGACAGGCTCCAGCCCCTTCTTCCTGCGCTCGTCAGCTCCGTGACACAGCCAGCGGAAGTCGCAGAAGCCGCACTCCTTGCTCTTGGCAGCGAACTCCGGCTTCGGTCCCTCCTCGGCTCCAAGCCGGGACTTGATGAAGCCGAACCGTTGCAGCGTATTGTGGAAGTACGCGGGGTCAAACACCACGTACACGCCAGCTCGTTCTTCGGTCTCTTCGTTCACGAACCCTAGCGTGCCGGTGGACCGGTCCTTGACGACCAAGTAGCAGAGGTCATAGCCGAAGATCGCCATGCTAGTCTGCATCTGACCGTACCACGACGGGCGCTTCTCTTTGATGTAGTCGAGCACGCCCTTCTGGCCGCCCTCCTCGAACGCCTTGTTCATCCACCTGTACGCGAACGCGCCGATGCCCTTGATCTCCAGCAAGGCCCGCCCCTTGGGCGTGTTCAGAGAGCCGTCCGCCCGGCCGGAGACAACGATGTCGACTTCCTTACCACTCGCCAGCTTGACCTTGTAGTCCTTCTGCGCCTGCAGGGTCTCGACGCCCGGGGCTCCGTTGCCGGCGTACGTTACATGCCCGATGTTGACGCCGACTTGGTTCAACAGATCGCGCGTGATATCGTGGTCGATGTCTCCCAGAATCCCGTACATCATGCCCGTGGCATTGCGAGGGGCAGGTCGGTCGCCACGCAGGCGGTGCCAGATCTGCCTCATGCAGTTCGCTGACTCGCTGGCACGGAACCGGGTTGACGGCTTGTAATGTGCCCGGGCCTTCTCCAGCTGCATCTCTGTCATGCTGTCGTACAGGTGCTGGATCGGATCTTTCTTGAGGTCCATGGTTCCTCCAGGGGCAGGCTGCCGGTCTGACAACCTGCCCCATGCCGGGTGATGATTACAGGCCGTACTCTTCGGCCATCTGCTCCCAGTCAATCTCGTCCGGGAAGGTGAACTGCGCGGCGGCCTTCTGCTGCTCGCGCGTGAAGACACGCAGGTTCAGGGCATCCCACATGTCCTCGATGAACTGCGAATCCCACTCCGGGTGCACTTCGTCGAGGTTAGTCATCTCGCCCGTCCGGTCGACGCGGTACTTCGTGTTCACACCACTGCCTGAGCGTGCGATCAGGATGTCCTGCCCCTTCTCGATGTCGGCGTAGTCCGGCTGATTCATCATCTCCATGTTGGCCAGCAGCTGCGCCAGATCCTCGTGCGCGGTCTTCGGGAGGCCCAGGATCTTAGGCTTGCCGTAACCCCACGTCCCGTCGTTCTGCTTCTCGGCGACCAGCACCTGGTAGTTGTACCGGATTGAGGGCTTCAGCATCTTGGCGATCTTCTTGTGGCCCTTGTCGCCGGAGCGATCCAGCGCCTTGATCAGATCGCAGATGTAGCAGCTCTCGTCGTCGGCATGCTCCTGCCGACACGCCAGGGCCATCCCCTTCGTGGCCCCGTCCTCGGTCTCTTCCTTCAGCTTGAAGTGCGAGACCGTGGTGTAGGTCAGAATCCCTTCCGGGTGATTGGTCGGCAGGAAGCGCACGCGCATCGTGGCGTTCTCGTCGACCTTGATGAACACGTCCTTGCTCTTGGTAGCGCTCAGGTTAGCCTGTACGTTCGGCTTCTGGAGCGTGCTGCGATCGAGTCCCATGTGTGGTCTCCTTGGCTAGTTGGCCTGGTACTCTTGTACGTCAGCCCAGTTGTCGCCGATCTCCACGTCGGAGTGCAGCGGCACATTCATGTCCGAGACACCATAGTCGCGGACCAACAAGCACGCGCTTTCCATCGAGCGACGTGCCAACTCTACAATGGTGTCGATCTCGTCCGGGTGAACGTCGAACACCATGGAATCGTGAACCTGCTTGATCAGCTTGGACTTGAGTCCGAGCTTGCGCATTTCGTTGTGTACAAAGATCATCGACGCATAGGTCACACACACAGCTGTGCTCTGGACCTTGGTGTTGAACGACTGGCGCTGGATGGTCCAGCCCTCTGGACTATCCCACCGGTCAGGTTTGGTGAACCGGCGCACGAACCCGAAGGGTGTATGTACCCGCAGATCCCGCCGAACCTCGGCATGCGTTCTCTCGATGAAGTCCCGCAGCCCGGTGAAGGTCTGGAAGTATTCGTCGATCATGATCTGGGCTGCCCTCTGGGACGTACCCAGGTCGCGCGCCAGCTTCTTGGCGCCTCCCCCGTAGAGGATCAGGAATGTTCGGTGCTTGCAGCTCTGCCGCTCCTCCTTGGTCACCTCGTCTTTGTTGAGCAGGATCTTGGCCATCGAGGTATGAATGTCCTCGCCTGACGTGATCGCCTCTAGCATCTTCTGGTCCTGAGACAGCCATGCCGCGATCTTGATCTCGATCTGCGACTGGTCGGCCTCCAAGATCTTGCCGCCAGGGAACCGGCTGATGATCTGTCGCTTGATCGAAAGCTCTGGGTCGTCGTTGTCCTTCCGGGGTGCGTTCTGATCGTTCGGGCCTTGCGACGAAAGCCGGTACGTTTCTACTACATCGGAACGGTACGTCGGGTGGACGTACCATTGATCGTGATGCCGTACTGCGTGCCGTTCACGGACGCCCTTGATGAACGTCGAGTGCCTGGTCCTGTACTTCCGGAATTCCAGCACGATCGAGATCACCGGATGCTTATGGGCCTCGCGCTCCAGCACCGCACGGCTGGTGTCGGCATCCTCGTCCTCCTCGTCCCCGACCGCACGCTCCCAGTCACGCTTCGTGAGCCGGATGTCCGGCGCTGCGTCCTTGAGTGCAGCCGCTAGCTGCTTGGGGGAATTTGGATTGATAGGCCCCAGATGCTCCGTGATCTGCCCACGCAACTGAGTAAGCAACTCAGTGTACTTCTCGTCGAGGGCCAGGTTCTCCTCCATGTTGATCCTCGACCCGACGTGCTCCATTTCCGCGAGTACCGGGTACAGCTCACGCATCAGGCGGTGGGGCTGTGACAGCCCGTGCCGCTCGATGATGTCCCTCTGCCCGTCGTACGCTGCGATGCTGGCCTCACCGTCACCGCCGCAGTAGTCGTACTGCTCGTCATCCTCGACGAACTCCCAGCCTCCACGCTCACGCACGAGATCCCGGTGAGGTTTGCTGTAGTCACCCAGGCGTGGCAGGTACTTGAACGACAGGGACTTGAGGTCTTTCTTCGGGTTGGTACAGTCGATGACATGCTCCGCCGTCGACGTATCCCACATGTTCACGATCTCGTGGCCGAATCTCTTCTGCCACTTGTAGTCGAACTTGATGTTGCTGCCGGCCTTCACGATCCTTGGGCTCTCGATCAGCTCGTACACCCACTGAGGGAGCCGACTGTCCGGCGTAGCCTGCACTACCCACGCACCGCCAGGTCGATGAGAAATCACAGCCATACGGATGCGAGCGTCCGGGTGCCACGGGTCGAGGCCGGGGTAGGTCTCAAGGTCGTAGCCGATAGCATTGTGCTCCGCCCAGAACCCGATAGGCTTCTCTGCCAGGGATTGCTGGAGCTGGAGAGGACGCTCGTCCCACTCGGCGGTACCAGGCAGCAGCACCTCGTAGTGCCCGTACTCCGGCTCGCTGTACCCATGCGCCGCCGCCTGCACGTCGAGCGCCAACCACTTGGCGAGGCCAGCCTTGTACCGTACGTTTTCCATCCCGAACGTTACGTATACAGGGGGCTGGTCCTCGCCAAGCGGGCAGTGCGCCCGCCGGAGCATCTCGCCTTCTGACAGGTTGCCCTTGCCGAAGACGCAGGCCGTGGCGACTGGGCCGAAGCAGACCACGAAGTCTGGCTTGGCGTACCCGATCTCGTCGAGCACCCGCCCCTGCTCCTCCATGATGTCCTTCTGTTTGATCTTGCTCTTGCCCTTCGATGCCAGCAGCGGATCCTGCACGCACGTCACGAGGCTCGCATCCACGCCGGCCCGCTCCGCTACTTCATCGAGCAGGTCCAGGGTAGAGTCGAGGTACGCATCGCCCTTGCGGATCGCCTTGGCATCGAAGGTGCCCAGCACAAACACGGCTCGCTTCTTCATACTAGAACCTCGTAAGGTCGATCATGATGCACTCGTCTGGGCCAATGACCAAGCCCTCTTTATTGTCGGGCGGGACGCTCGACGCCAATCGGAGCATGCCGGACTTGTGAATCATTGCGACAGCCCAGTCGCCGACGTGGATCGAGACGCCGTTTTCACCCTCTTCCAGGTAAACCACGGCAAAGCTCCCGCTAGGTTTCTCAGTGACGTACTTCATTGTTGGAATCCCTTTCGACTTTGATGGTTCCGTTGTCGGCGAGCTGCAGTCCGAGGTGGTCTTCTACCCCTTCAAACAGGTAGAGTGTACCTTCCTGCCGGAGCGCAAGGATCGGCTCGTCGTCCGCGTACAGAA